TCATACCCAGAAGGCCGTCAGTTCAAATCTGACCATCTGTAAGCCCGCAAGCCTCGGCGTTCAGGCCGAGGTAAGGGCGTTAGAGGCGCGTCTGCGCCGACATGGGCTATTCGGGCGTTCGCTGCTGTTCGATGTATTGGCGGATGATGCTGATCGGCGCTCCGCCACAGGATGCAGCGAAGTAGGACGGGGACCAAAGGACTCCCTTCCAATACCGCCGCACCAGTTCGGGGCGCATCTGCCGAAGGCGTCGGCTGGACACGCCCTTGAGGCTGTTCACCAGCACCGACACCGCGACCTTGGGCGGGTAATTCACCAGCAAATGGACATGATCGTCCTCTCCATCCATCTCGATCAGTTCAGCCTCGAAATCCTCGCACACGCTGGTAAAGATCGCGCGGAGATCGGCAAGCGATGCCTCCGTGAACACGCGCCTGCGATATTTTGCGACGAAGACCAAATGGACGTGCATCGCAAAAATGCAATGCCTTCCGCTTCGGTAGCTATTGTCATCTGCCATAGACCAACTATAATATGGGCTATGGTTATCCGCAAGGCCAACACATACCGGCTCTACCCGACGCCCGAGCAAGAGCAGCAAATGGCGCAGATCGCGGGTTCGTGCCGCTTCGTGTTCAATCTGGCGTTGGAGCAGCGGCGCGACTGGTGGAAGCCGGGACGGACGTTCAACTTTGCCAGCCAGTGCCGCGAAGTCACGATGCTTCGGGCCGAGGTGGATTGGCTCAAAGCTGCACCCGTCCATACGCTGCAACAAGCACTCAAAGACCTCGATCGCGCCTATCAGAACTGGTGGGCGGGACGAGCGGACTATCCGACGTCACGCAAGAAAGGCTTGAACGACAGCTTTCGGTTTCCCGATCCGGTTTCGATCAAGGTCGAGCGCACGGGCAAATCGTCCGGGCGGATCAAGCTGCCGAAACTGGGGTGGATTCGGCTTCGCGGCTGGTATGCCATCCCCGGCACCATCTGCAACGCGACCGTCTCACGCCGCGCCGGGCAATGGCATGTCTCGGTCCAGTGGCAGCGCGAGGTGGCCGAGCCGATCCCGTCCATCCTGCCGGCAGTCGGTATCGACCGGGGCGTGGCGGTGTTCGCGGCCCTGAGCGACGGCACCAACGTCGCGCCGGCCAACCACGGCAAGAAGGCGCTCAAGGCGCTGCGGAAGGCACAACGGAACCTGAGCCGCAAGAAACGGGGATCGGCCAACAGACGCAAGGCCATCCGCCGCGTGGCGAAGATACAGATGCGGGTCGCAAACGCCCGCAAGAATTTCCTCCATGAGCAAACCACGGCCATCGCCAATAACCACGGCACGGTCGTCTTGGAGGCGCTGAAGGTGCGGAACATGTCCGCATCCGCGAAGGGCACCGCAGCCGAGCCGGGCAAGAAGGTCCGCCAGAAAGCCGGGCTGAATCGCGCCATCCTCGATCAAGGCTTGGGTGCGTTCCGGATCATGCTGGCCTACAAGCTGGCGGATCGTGGCGGCAAGCTGATCGAAGTGCCAGCCGCCTACACCAGCCAGACATGCGCCGCGTGCGGCGTGGTGGATGCGGCAAGCCGACAGGATCAGGCGCGGTTCGTCTGCACGGGCTGCGGCCATGAGGCCAATGCCGACACCAACGCGGCGATCAATATCCTACAACGGGGGCTGGATAAGTCCTTGAAGCCTGCTGAGGGGCACCGCGTTTGGCGGCCCGAGGACGCAGGAAGCATCCGGAGGGCCGCATGAAGCCCACCAGAACCCCCGCCCTTCAGGGCGGGGAGCATGTCAGCATAGCGCCAGAGCCAGTCATACCGCCGCCTCGGTCCGTCATGGCCGATCCCGAAGTGGTTGCCATCATGCAGGCCGCGCCGGAGCCTCTACAGGACGCCCAGACAGCCACAGATGCGCCACAAGAGCCCGAAGTCTCGCCGGCCGTCGCCGCCGTCCTGACCGCTACGCACGACCCGGAAAACCCGTGGCACTTCATGCCGGACGCCATGCGCGACGGGTCCATACAGGAGGGGATTGACATCTCCGGCCGCGTCTTCAACATGATGTGGCGCCAAACCTCGCGGCATAACGGCTGGCGCTGGGTGCCTCACGGGTTCTGGTCAGACCCGATGAACCGGCAGCCGATTAAGGATGAGCCAGTGGCTTGGCGTGTGGCGACGGGGCGCGTGGCACCGGGAGCGATCATGGCATGAGTGAAGACGATCGCCCGCGCTATCGCCACTACTTCAGGTGCCGACAGTGCGCCACTCGATTTCACGTCGATCGCCTCACGTCCGACCCTGCCAAGGTGAAGACGCCACGCTGCCCACGCAAGGCGTGCGGCGGTAAGGCCAAGGAGTCGCACGTCCCAGACCTGGGACTTGACGTTGCGGCCGGTAAATTCCCGATGACGCCCAGCGTCCACGCCACGGCGTTCGACACCGCGCTGAAATTCGTCGCCGAGGATCAAGGTGTCACCAACATCCTCGATCACCGCAGGCCGGGGGAATCGTCTGCGCCGCCGCTTCCGTCTCACTTGCAAAAACAAGCCGACTCATTTTGGGGTGGTGGTCAGAAGCAGAAGACACGCACCGTGCGGGCCGACCTGTCACCCATTTACGGCGAGCGCGCCATCGCCGCTCAAGCCGGGTCACCAGTGATGGGACAGAATTTCAGTGCCGCCACCTCGCCCGGCGTCGCCCCGATCCTTACCTCGAAGGCGCCTGGATCGTCGCCCGTGCCGGAGCACCGCGTTATCGGATCATTCAACCCGAAGTAGTCCAGAATCAGGAGGTTATTGCAGATACCTCACGCTGCGTGGTAACCATGCGGCATGAAGATACCGTCTAAGGTCAAGGATAGGGCGCGATGGGCCGCGAGGTTGGTGCGAGCTTGCACCAATAGCCGGTCTGAGCGTGTGCAGCGCGGACTGTCGTTCCGGAATCTGTTTTTGACCGGCGATGAAAATGGCGTGCCGCAGACATTCCTCCGCACCCAGGACATGATTCGCGACATCACCGCGTTTCTGTTTTCCCCCGCCGATCTCCGTTTCACGATAGATTATTTCGGACAAGTGTCGCCGGCTGAACGAGCCAAAGGAATGGCTGCCGCCAGCGGCTTACATCAGTACATCACCGAGGCGGAGGTTGACGAGGCTTGTTCATCGGCAACTCTGTGGGCGCTGATTAAGGGCAAGACCATCATGCAGATGGTATGGTCTCGCAATGGCCTAGAGCCGTATCTGCTTCAGCCTGAGAGTTTCGGTGTTTTCAACGAATCGATCGCCTTGCTTGAACGGCAAGAAGCCTTCGTTCACACGAGTTTCCCAACACGCTCGCGATTCGCGCAGATCATCAGCGGCCTTCCGATCAAGCGGCAGATAGAAATTATGAAGACGGTTGACAACCTTGCTGTCAGGGCCAGAGAAGGTGAGGACCATAACAACGTTCTGAAACAGGTTATTGTTGGCGGTTTGTTTCCTTACACCACGTCAGGGTCGCCTGCGCAAACAAGCGGTGGCATGGTCACTCACCTGTTTGCGCCGCAGGCTGCGATGGAGGCTGGGGTTGTCGAGTCTCTCGTGCCGATGGACGAATTGTGGGTTTGGAACGACGATCAGGACGATTGGGCGACACTGACGCTTGTCGGGGATCAGTTGATCTTCGGCGGCCATGAACTGTTCAATGCGTTTTCCAGCCAGAACGCGATGAAAACTCGCGATGACAAGAATCCGCTTGCTGGAAAGCATGGATTTGTCGAGTTCTGTCCTCTGCCTTTGGAGGGATATTTCTGGGGTATCAGCTACGTTTATCTCGTAGCACTCTTGCAACGGTCCATCAACAAGAGGATTGACGGCATCAACATCATGCTCCGTAAGCAGGAGGACCCACCACGGTTCATGTCGGGGTCAACCACGGTCAACCAGAACGCCTATGCTAAGCTGAACCGACCCGGTGGTTACTTCACGGATGGATCGCCGACCGCGAAGATACAGGACATCGTGAAGGACGTGCCTGGGGACATATGGCGCGACTTCACGCAGTTGAACCAGATGTTCGACACTATCGCCGGCACCCCGAACATCACGCAGGGCCAGGGCGAGGGCTCTGTGAGGTCTCAGGGCCATGCGGAGACGCTGTTGCGCACTGGTGCGGCCCGGCACAAGGACCCGGCCTTGAAGATCGAGCGTTCGGTGGCAAACGTCGGCGGTATCAGCCTGTCTCTGCTGCAAGCTAAGTCCACGGAGACGCTGACGGCGTGGCTGCCACCTGGCATCGAGTCGGGGGAGATTGATGAACACCCAGACCCGACGCTTGAGCCGCCCGTGAAGGGCATGAAGCCGGTGAGCTTCCAGTTTAGGCATCTATCGAACAAGGCTCGCGTGGCGGTAGATGGACATTCGTCCAGCCCGGCGTTCTCCGAGGAAGCGCGGCAGTTGGCGTTTGCGCTCAACAAGGTTGGGGCGATGTCGCAGACGCGGTTGATTGAAGCTGTTGATCCCCCGAATAAGGATGCTCTGATAGAGGATGCTGAACGTCGCGATATCACTCAAGCCGAGTTGGTGAAGGAACATCCGGAATTGGCGTTCAAACCTCAGCATGGCGGCAAACATCACTAAAGTGGCAGCGGGCCGGGGAGTCGAACCCACGATACGCGGAACCAAAATCCGCTGCACTACCGTTGTGCTAACCCGCCACGTCTGGATCGGCCCCGTCGAATATCACAGCCTCCCGGTTTGTCACGCTGCCAAAGCGCGGAAAATCCAGTCTGACCGTCTCCGACCTATCCACCATTGTGCCAGTCTCGGGTCGATGAGCCTCGGGAATACGGGCCAGTTCAACATCAGTAAATGCGCGCCGGATCGTGGTTCGGCGCACAAACGTCCCGCGTTTGAAGTGGTTCGGGTAGTCGTTGAAGTTTATGCCTTTGGCGAAAAGCATCTCCTGCATTTCGGCACCGTTCTTGTGGTCCAGCGCTTTGTGCGAATAAACCGACCGCGCCGC